GTACACCCGGCACCACTCCATCCAGACGATGTTGACGCCCCAGTGCTTGGCCATGGCGTCGATGAAGACCAGCGTCTCCTCGCGCTCCTTGCCGGTGTTCTGGAAGAAGGCGTGCACGTCTGCGGGTAGCTTGCCGCCTTGGGCCTCCAGAATTTTCCAGAGCATGTGCCCGCTGGTGCGGCCACCACTGACGCCAATCTGCGCCGGCCCAGTAATCTGGTAGGGGTTCATGGCAATCTCCATTGCAGGCGCCGCCCTCGCAGGGCAGGCGTTATCGTTTGAGAGGGGGGTGGAGCGGACCGCTATTCTGATCCTTCTCGTGGAGGGATGGTGTTCTTGTTTGGGGTGTGGCAAAGTGCCGGAATATACTTCGGTAAGTTCTGGTGCTCTAATGTCTAGTAATGTGTTCAAAACAACTGCTGGCGGGAAAAAGTTGGCGTACTCTGCGGTCTTTCAATTGAAGGGCAAGGATTCGTTTGATATACATGTGGATAGCTGGAGTTGCACCGTTAGATTTAAGTCGGATTCTAATGCGCCAAGATATAGTGGTGCCTATGAAAACAATCGGCTTTATATTGATATGTATAACCATAATAATAGCCTGGGAGATACAATCGGTGAGCCTTTTCGTATTGCCAGCGCTGGCGATGTACATTTCTATATGACTTATACGGTCTCATTGCTCAATGATGAGCAAAATGTCCGCAGGGTTGAATACGCCTTGTGGGTGGATGAATGATGAGCGAGGCCATTCAGGGGAGTATTCCTCAGGAACATAAGGTGTCGAGCGAAGCCCCAGTAAAGTCGTCGCTGGATGTCAGGGAGAATCAAACGGTTGGAGTTATTACCAAAACTATTGGGGTCGGACAGGAGGCAAGTAACTCGTTTATCTATATCACCATATACTGGAGCTTCATGATTGGCTCCGTTAGTTCCGGCGCGCTTTGGCTAATGGGGTTTGTTGATCCGGTCATGACCATTACTGAGTGCCTCGAAATGATAAAAGGGGTATGGAGTGTATTTGTTCCACTGATCACCCTTGCTCTTGGTTACGCCTTCGGTAAAGGCAAGTAAAGGAAGCGAGTAAGGCTGCCCCGCGTGGAATACTCGGAATGGTGGCAATTTGGTTTGGGATGGGGTATTACGGGTGGCCGGCATGGGGCCGGTTCATGGAGCTAAAAAAATGGATGTCAATGACTTCGCTGCAGATGCAGACCTTTTCAAGAAAAAATTAGGGGTAAGAGGCTTTGATGTAAGGGGGGCTTCTAAGCGACTGTTGGGCCTAGCGGATTCGTGGGCGTCAGTTGGCCAGGCGCATCTTGGCGGCCTAATCAAGATCACTGCGATCCCGGAAGAGTCCAGAATCGATGGAGACATCCTCGGGAAAAAATTCAGCATCCAGTATGCGCCGCTAGGCCTTGAGGGGGACGGAGCTTTGGAGGCTGCGATCAGCATCCAAGATTTGATTACTGGAAAGCCTATCGAACTGGGCAGATTCCTGGTTTCCGCGGGCGGAGCAATCCTTTCGGTGAATGGTGAAGAGCTGATCAATTCCGAGCAGCACGAATATGACTATAAGCTCTTGGTCGCCGTGGCTAGCCGTGTAATCAACGCTCCGTCAAAGGCATAGCAATTGTCGCAAGGCCTGACAACTTCGTCCCCAGGATCCTGCTGAATCATCAGCATGCTCTTCCGGTCAAAGGCCAGGGCCTGGCGAGGCGATATGCTGATTTCATGGCGCGGCGGGGTGAGAAACTTCGCCGCGTGCAGCCTGCCCAGGGCGTGAATGCCGTGGATCAGCGCCTCGATCATCTGGCTGGCCGAGGCGTCTGCCCAACCGCAGATCGCCCGCAGGTGCTGGCCGGTCCGTTTCCTGGCTGACAGTCGTAGCGGTTCGGTCCGCGCCACGGTTCGGTGAGCTTCGATTTCGTGGCGCGCGATCCTGAACAGCGCGTGATGCCCGAGCGCCTCGACGTGGTGAATCATCAGCGTCATCGCCTCGCCCTGTTCCTCGATCCCGGCCCACTCCATCAGCTCCAGCAGGGCCTGTTTAGTCCCTGGTCGAACCTTCAAGCGCAGATCTTCTTCCTGGTGCTTTGCTGACTTCTCGCGCCGGCGCCGGTCCCGCTCTGCCTGGTCCATCGCCATACCGCACCTCCTTCAATCCGCTGGGCGGTAAGTTGAACTGCTCACGCCGCCTTGTTCTTTGCAGCGCGCTTCGGATTTTTCTGCTCAATCTCAAGATCCATGTCGTTCCAGCCGGCCAAGAACCAAGCGCCGTGGAACGTGCGAAAGGCAAATGGGTTGGCCATCTTGCCGCCACCGTTGCGGCGGCATTCCCGGCCAAGGTAGTAGAAGCTGGGATGCTCGCCGCTGCAGCTCATGGCTAAGCGCCTGCCAGGTGGTGGAGCGGGGCGAACGGTATGTCGTCGTCGAAGCTTTCGTAGTCGGGCGGCGCGGCTTGCTGGTTCTGCTGCTGGGCAGCCGGCCGCTGCTGGGTGCGCTGCTGCTGGCGTAGCTGTTGGGCTGGCTGATTGCCCTGCGTTTGCTGCGGCGCACTGCCGACGAACTTGATGACGATAACCCGGCCGGTGAGCTTCACGCCCTGAGTCTGGTCGGACTTGGTGAACACCTCGACGTGGGCGTCATCGATGGTGAAGTGAACCTGCTGGCCTTTGACCAGGTACTGAGCCATGGACTCGGCCTGTTTGCCCCAGAGGGTGGCGTCCACCCACTGGGTGGGGCGCTTGCCATCCTGGCCCTTGCGGCCGTAGTCGCAGGCGATTGCCAGGTTGCACACGGGATCGCCGTTCGGGGTGTAGCGCAGTTCAGCGTCGCGGCCAATGCGGCCAGTATCGGTAAGAGTTGGCATCGTGATTCCTTGGGTTATGCGGCCGCGCCGAGCACCTTGTTCATGCGCTCGTCGAGGATTTCGTAGAAGGTTTTCACCCGTTCGGTGAGCTTTCGGATCATCACTTCGTCGCGGTACACGCGCTTGACGAAGAGCGGCATGCCAGGCCAGTAGCTGATGAAGTCCAGCCACTCGCGATCAGAAACCCACAGTCCGCCCTGGCACTGGGCTACGTGCTCCTTGGGCACTTCACCGTTCAAAATGACGCTGACCTGGAACTTGGGAAGCTTGGTCTTGATCTCGGTCAGTCCCTGGTCGCCGACCAGCGCATCAGGGGAGTAGCCAATGCCGTGGTTGAGGATGATGCCCACGGAGCGGGTCTTGATGCTTTCGCGGTCCTCGTACAGGCCCCGGGCTACGCCCTCCAGTTCGTGGCCACGAATCGTGGCCTTGGTCTGGAATGGGATCTCGGCGGCTTCCTCTGTGATCCGCTCGCCGATCAGCTGGTCCATGTAGGTGAAGGCGGCCACTCCGAAGCCTGCTTCGCCTTTGCCGGCGACCAGCAGGCAGTCCAGTTCGGAGCAGGTGATGATGCCCAGGCGAAGGGCAAGCCATTCTGGCGTGCCCTGCTCAACGTCAGTGATGATCTGCATCTTGATCCTCCTGTGGCGCCGACTCGTGCTGCTTGACGGATTTGCTGAGCATGCCAAGCACCTGGTCGAACGCGGCCTTCTCGACCGCCGATGGAGTGCCGTGGATGCTCGCGAATGCATTCTTGGCCTTGTCGCTGCAGCGCTCCAGCAGCATGGCAAGTTGTGTGGCCTGTACCGAGGTCACCCGCGGCGTCACTACGGCGCCGTTGCCATCATCGTCCTCGCCGGTGGTGGTGAAGTTGAGCAGGGCGCCGGCGGTGTAACGCTTGCCGTAGCTCACGCTCGATGCCACGGCCTGGACGCCGTTCTTGCTGCCACTGGTGTCGGCGGGTAGGACCAGAGACGTAGTTTCGCGGTGCCCGGCCCTATGGCTCAGCACGCCCTCAACCTCGATGCCGCGCTCGTTGCGTGGGGTGCGGAAGGATAGGGCGAAGCCGTGTCGGGCCAGCACCGGCTTGATCATCTCGTTGATGTCCTCCCAGAGCGCGTAGGTGCTTTGGATGCGACCGCTCTTGTCCTTGATCCCGCCGCGCTCACCGATGACGGGCAGTTCTTCCTGCATCGCTGCTAGGGCCTCGTCGTACTGCTGCTTGGCCTGCAGCGCCTGGATGTTCTGGTGCATGACCATCAGGCGCTCCATCTTGTCGATGTCGGCGTTTGGGGACATGGCGACCTGCTGGATGATCTGCAGGACAGTAACCGACTCGGCGGCGATGACCGGCGGCTGGGAATGGGCTTCGACCCTGGCTACGTGGCTCATGGCGTACCTCAGTAGGAAATGGCGATGTTCGGGATCTTGCGCTCTGCGATCAGGGTGATCGCCTGCTTGGCGCACTCTTCGGTCATGCCACCGGCGACAAAGGCGTCCAGGGCGGCGCGGTTGATGCTGCGGCGGTGTGCGACGTCGCGCTCCCTGGCTTCCTGCTGGCGCGCGATCTCGGCGGCAGCTGCATCGGCCCGGCGTCGTTCTTCCTGGCGCGCTTGCTCGGCTGCTTCTTCAGCCCGGCGGGCAGCGTCCTGGCGCTCCTGCTCCATCAGCTGCTCGGTGGCAACGCGGTCAGCTTCTGCTTGAATCCGGGCGCGCTCTGCTTGCTCAGCCTGCAATTTGAGCTGCAAGCGCTGGTTCTCGGCTTCGCGCTCTTGCGCGGCGGCTTGCTCAATCAGCTCTTGCTCGCGGCGGGCCGCAGCTTCGCGCGCCGCCTGCTGTTCCTGGGCTACGCGCTGGCGCTCAGCCTCGACGGCGGCCTCTTGTGCCAGCCGGATGCGGTCTTGCTCGGCGCGCTCTTCGGCCTCGCGGCGCAGGCGGGCAAGCTCGGCCTGCTCGGCGTCGTACTTCTGTCGGGCGACCAGGGAGGCCTGCAGAGCACTCATCGACGATTCTTTGGCCCGGGCGGCCTCAGCCTCGAATTCCTCCCAGGAATCGCCCAGGACCAACGCGGAGAGCTCAGTGATGCGCGCCTGCAGCTGCTCGGCGCCCAGGGCTCCCAGCTCAGAGGCAAGCCCCTTCATGTGGGTGATGGCATCGTTGTGGCGGTCGACGCGTGCGTCCTCGGCAGCCTGCCACTCGTTGAGCGGCTGGCGGACCTGGTCGCGAAGGGTGTCCATGGTGGTCACGAAGTCGCGCAGCTCTGCCTCGACCACCTTCGGCATTTCCTTCAGGCGGCGCAGGTAGTCGCGGCCAGGCTTCTCGACGGCGGTCTTCGACTTGCTGACCGTCGCCGCCAGGCTGGCGATGCGCTCCCGGCCCTTGCGGGTGGTCAGATCGGGAACCTCGGTAAGGACCTGGCCTTTCACCAGATCGACGAACCGCTGCAGGCCGCCGGCCACGTAGATGATCGGGGCGTTGTCTTCGCTGATCTCTTCGATCGCGATTAGTTTCTTTTCTGCGGACATTGGTACACCTCGCGCCGGGCCGGCGCCGTCAGTTGGAATAGGGGAAATGCCAGGTCACGCCCGTGATGTAGGCCAGACGCCCTGGCTGCCGGTGATGGTTGCGCGCTCTTGCCGGCTTACGCTCCCTTGCGGGCACGGTTATCCCCGAAGGGCCCGCCGCACTCGGGGTCTTGCGTCAGGAGGTAATGCAGCCTGCCCAGGCGCTTGCGAGTATCCAGGCAGTGCAGAAGAAGAGGGTGATGAATGAGCCGCGCCAGGTGGCAAAGCGGCGGGCGCGTTGGTGGCTGCTCACGATCGAACCTGATAGCCGACGGTCCATTCTCCGCAGAGATAGGATCGGCAGTGCCAGGCCTCGGGGTTTTCAATGAACGACTCTTTGGCGGCCTGCTTGGCATCCCACAAGGTGGGGCCTTTGAACAACATCAGGATGCGGCCTTCTGGCAGGGCCATGGATTCCTGAACTTCGGCGACCTGGTCGTCTATGAGCGAAGGGAAAACCGGCGTAGTCATGCAACCTCCTTGCGCCCATCAACGATCTTGTTGAGGCGCCCGCAGTAGTGGTTGAACTCTTCGATGGTGAGGCGCTGGTCTGCCAGCATCTCGGTGAGGAGCTTCTGCACCATGACGCTCCAGCTCATATCTGTGCCGGGGTGCGCCATGGCGTCGAGCTCGTTGTCGATGAGGACGTGAGGACTTTTCATTGCGCGTCCTCGGCCTGGGCCAGCACTCCCTCTTTCGCGAAGGGTGTGAGCAGCGTGCGGGCGATCTCCTGCAGCATCGCTTCAGGGTTGGCCACGCTCATGATTTCGTCGGCTGCCGCTGCCGCATCGCTTGAGACCTTGCAGCGCGCCGCGAGGACCAAGCGGCCCAGGACCGAGTTGCTGATACCCGACAAGCCCAGCTGACCCATCACAAACTCATCAACTGCCTGGGCGAAGCGCTCATAGGTGACGCCTTGTTTTGGGCGCATGCGGCGCTGAAAAACGACGTCGCGGCGCGCCAACA